AGCCTGTTCTAAAATTGCAGTATTCGCATCTACTTGTTCGTTTATGATATCGTCGCGTTGAATCAGACCATCTATTGGCAAATTATCGTATGTCCAATAGTATGGCATCGTAGATGTATAACGTGGCACATTATTTGGAAGTTCTGGCATAATTTACCTTAAATTAATTAAAAGTTCTATTATAGTTATTTCCTCAAGACAAAATTTAGATGAAATTCAACGTCCAGTTGAATGTGATTTGAGTTTCGGCTGTCTTTTTAATCTTTGGGAATGTAGTCATGCTATAAAGAACATTATTAGTCATTTGAAGCGCCATTTCACTAAGATAAATATCTACAGCGTCATCAAAAAGCAAAGTTGTAGTGAATACAGCCTGCGTAGTAACATTCTGACTTACATAACTATTTACTAATTTTGTAGCAACAGGAGGTCCGAAAAGTGAAGTTCTTTTTGGACTAACAACCTTCGGAGTTTCTCCGTCAAGTCCATTATTGCCAAACTGCATGGCGTTTATGTAAAGACTTGGCACTAAATTGGTAGCAACGCTTGAGTTCACACTGGGGCATGTACCCAAAGTGTTTGTTAAAACCTGCGCAAGGGCTTCTCGGCCACCTAGCAAAACGGTGTTTGGGAATCCCATTTCATATCTTTTGCCATTCCTATATTCTATAATACAATGAACATCACCAATTGTTCTTATTGCAGTTTGCTCGTTCATTTTATTTCTCCACTTTTTTGAGTTTGACCATCTTTTGTTTGCACAACGAAAGATATTGATTCGTTTGTTTTTACAACATCATTTGGCTGCGAAGTGCCTTGTTGTTGCTGCATTTCCTGCATATTTAACATAAAACCCCCAGCACCACTTGTTTCGTAATTCCAGACAGCTTGGCCAGCTCTATCAACATAATACAATGTTTGGCCGTTTATTGCTTGAACACTTTTAGGTTCCTTTATTATATTGTACTCGTTTATGGCATAATCGAAACTTTGCCCTCCGCCAGATATCTGTGTGCCTACGCTTAAAAAATAACCATTTATTTCAACTAACCCCACAGTTCTATCATCATGAACTGTTTTATCAGGATCCACAAAATTTACAAATATAGAATAATCGTAGTATGATGATCCAACTTCCAATGTTAATATTGTGCGTTCGGGAATTAAAAGATTTCTAAAAACTACGGTTTCTGGATTGTAAAATGTTATAGTTGGCGAAATATCTGCTACCAAGCCAGTATATTCAAAAGATCCTATAGTCTCAATCAATCTGTTGTAAATAGTTCCTGTTTTTGAAACTGGCGTAAGTCCAACATCAAAGTCCATGACATAAAAAGTCATAGAATCATTGGGATCGATGCTATAAAATTTGTAATATGATGATGTAGTGTTATCGTAATAATATAAATCTGGGCCCGGAACCGGATAACAAATGGCAGCGAAATCATAAGTTCCAGTAAATTTTGCAATTTTGCAAACCTTATACTCTCCGGTTAGACTAGTTAAAATTGTTTCATTAGTGCTAGACATTATAACTTTGTAAGTAACTCCGTCAGCATCCACGTCTGATAAGGGATTTGCAATTTTGTTTTCCAAGTACACTGCATTATTGTTAAGATATAAAATCGTATAATTTATTCCATTTATTTGAATATAATCTGCCTCGGGCCCGTTTTCAACCTTAGTTTTTACTGCATAGTGATATATTTGATTATCTTTTTCATAAGCTATGTTTAAAAAATTAACATCTTTATCTGTTAAAGAAAATTGGTAGAAATTAGATGCTGTGAAAGTTTGGGTCGTTAGATTATTGCTGAGTCTCCACCCAAAAGGCGAACCTACTGTTATAGATGCAAACGGTTTGGGAGTTCCACTCTCGTCTAATACTAAACTATATGGCTGCACATCTTGGATTTTATTTACATATTTGCCTTGCTTTGGGCCGTCTAAAATTTCCAGAAGATTGTCTGTTAATTGAATATTTAAAGAATTGAAATTTAATACATTTCTTTGTGGTTTAATTACAATATTTTTATTGTAAACATTTAAAGCACCATTGCGTAATGGAGTTATATTTTCTGTTGCAAAATCAGTTCTAAAAAATGTCATCTGGTGTTCTGCATTAGTATATGCAGCCATGGATGCTCCATAGTTATAAAACAAAGATCGGCGATTAAATGCAAATTGAGCATCCCCAGCAATAAAGTAGTCATTGTAAGTTGTGTTTATAAGCCATTCGATTCTCTCTATTGGCGGCAAGATAAAATCTTCGAATGTTCCCACAACATTCAGAGTTCTTAGAACAGAATGAAATGGTGTATAGTCATTGACTATTCCTATACATTCTGAAATTCTGAAATCGCTTAAGTTTGACACAAACAAAGTTAGTCCATAGTATGCACTAATTGCTCCGGAACAAGTTTCCAGATAGCTAGGTGCCATATCTGCTGGATTTGTGCTATCGCGCAAGCTTCCGTTGTACTCATCCATGTTGTAAACATTTTCGCTGTATGGGAATTCCGTTCTAATTTGTCCGAAAACTATTGGATTATAAAATGGATTTAGAACAGGTATAAAAACTGAGAACAAAGGATCGTCTTGTAGTATTAGTCTCATATTCCAGTTTTTTGGCGGCATATCTGGAGTTATGAGAAAATAATCTCTAAAGTCTTGCAAAGGAAGGAAATCGCGCCAATATTCGTATAATGCAACCTGCGTGGATGTCATGTTTTCTGTGACATAAGTTATCAAAATTTGGTCGCCATTTGACAAAGTTTTTACGGACGCATCCCAAGTCAAAACTGTTTGGCCCTGTGCATTCTGCGAAAATGATGCAACAGACAAGCTCTCATCAACCCACAAAGATGTGCCAGCAACTGCTAGTTGAATTTTAAACAAAGCACTGTAATCATCTAAAAGACTATCGCTAGTAAATTCATCTAAAACAAATTCGTAGCTATTAGTGTAAACCAGTGTTTGCGTGTAAACTTGGGGCCATGCTATTTGCCAATATTGAAAATAGTCGGTTAAGGTAATTCCTGCCTGTGAAAACGCTTGCTTCAAAGATTCCAAAGTGCCTTTTTTCTTAAATTGCGGAACAGCCGTTATGATTTGTCCGCGCCATCTAGTAATGTCTAAGCTTCTTAACTTTAATCCAAACATATTTGCCAGCAAAGTCAAATAAGGCTCAGGAGTTACATTTGCATCAAGAATATCTATAAGCCTAGAAACCTGATTATCTATATCAGTAAAGGACTTTCCTATGGATTGATTTAATGCTTCAAGAGTAAAAACACTGTCATCATTTACACTGTATTTTTCAAAGTACATTCTTGGAAGATAGTTGTTCAAAAGAGTGAAATATTTTTCAGGAGGGCACGCGTGAGATGGTATTGCTACCTCTGTTTGAATAGCAGCAGATACATAAAAGTGCAAATATTTTGTAATGGTCTGGGTTGTGTAAGCGGAACTCTGCATCTTGTAGCTGTAACAGATGAAAAAATCGCCTTCTTTAATTGGGCCCGGAATCCATAAAAACCTAAAATGTCCATTTGATAGTTTCGGATCGTCTTCTACTCTTTGTACTATAGCCGTAGAATTATCTTCACCTTGAATCCAAAGTTCTGCTCCGCCGTCAGCACAACCAATTCCAGCACAAAATACGTTAACAGATTCGTAATAATAAGTTGTGTTTGTATCGGCACCGGGCTCGACATTTGTCCCAGTAGTTGGAACCAAAGCATTATTTAGAAGCTGAGATTCAAGTCGTTCTTTTAGTATTTGCAAATGCTGTTTTATTTGTTCGTCTGTTTCTACACAATAATCTTCTGTTGCAACATATACTGCGCGTTGCAAAAGTGGATCGTAAGTAATTTGCTGATTTGTGAATTCGTTTGCTAATACGGGACTTCTAGAAATGAAGAAAATCTTTATTGAGTCAAAAGATACAGGCTGTTGAGTAAAACAGCCATCCGACATGGGCGTGAATAAATCAAACAGTATAGTGTCTGAAGTTTGCGGATTTTTGTCATATGGTACAATAGGCATCTTTCACCATTACTCGTAATTATAGTTCAAAATAACATTGCTGGGTCTAATTATTGCATTAAACTGCGGAACAACTTCCATAGAGTTTGTTAAATTGGGATTATTTGGAACTAGTGGACTTGCCAAATTTTGCGGCTCAACCACAAATTGAATATCGTACTTATAAGGCTCATTTATATTGGCAAGAGACTTCAAAACGTCTATTTGCCTTAGAGCCTGCCCATAGTTCCAATTCTTTACGTTGAAAAAGGTTGTAAGTGCGCCAAGAATCTGCGTTGTAATTTGTTCTTCGAATGGTTGATATTGCGGCGTTAAGAATACGTCAATATTCAATTGCACATATACCACGGATCCATCTTGTATTGTAATGCTATCTGTGAGCATTTTCTTGCCATCCAGATATTCCTGAAGTTCCACTTTAAATTGCGATGATGGCGCAGCAAGCCCATCTACGCCCTCTGATACTAAAACATATAAAACAATAAGGTTTGCGCTACATCCGCTATGCCTCAAAGTAGCAAGTCCTTTTCCCGTTCTGCCGTTGTATGCAGTTGTAAATAAGTCTACTAAATTTTTGTAATCAGTTCCTGTTACTGCCCTGTTTTGAACATTAGTCCACGCGGGCAAATTCCGTCTAATGTCTTCAATAGTGTCTCCGTCGTACCCATATCTGCCTCTAGTGTAGTTGCTAAAGTTGACAGGAACACTATATCCCCTACCCTCAAGAGGAATCAAAATATCCGTGTTGATAAAATTACTTACTATGTTTCCAACAACACCGCCGCCCACTCTGTAAACAACAGTTATGTTCGCGCCATCTGGCGGCACTAATCCTGCCCTATTATTTCCAAAAATAACAAAAACTTGATATTGCGAATTATATTCAATTCTATATTCTGCTAACGGAGCGCTTTCGGTGAAGAATTCAACTTGCTTCCATTGAAGGCCATCTACATAAACTCTGATGCTTCCAAGAAGAACTGGAGCAAATTCCAAATTTAAAACTTGGTTTACGTCTCCTGTGCCAACAAAAGTTTGAGTATAAGTCTGCCCTTCCAGACCAACAACGTTTGTATTTTGAAGATTTCCGGCCTGAATAATAATAGGCTGATCTAATAATGGCCTTTCGTACTGATCTGCAGGGAAAAGTTCTATCGTAATTGGAATATTGTTATTTACTAAATCTATTTCTAATGGCGTGGGTATGATTAGGTTTATGTCCTGCGGAGTATTTATTTTTGCTGTCCACAGGCTTTTGCCAGCAATAGGAGGGGTAGGCTGGTAACCAACTAACTTTGCAAGTCTGAACGCACTGTCTAATTCAGATACAGTATCAATAAAAACTTCATTAGCAACTTGATCAGTCTTGAAACTTAATGTATCACCAATAAATGCCCAGTTTTCGATGAGCATAATTGCCAAATCAGATTCAATAAAGTCATTAAATTGAGATCCAAAATTATCTCTGCAATACGCTACCAATCGGTTCTTTAAACTCCAAAAGTCTTGGTTTGTATAGTTAAGACTTACTGGAGTGGTTCTATTCGGCGTTGAAGTCAACTTGCTTGGCAATACCTCAAATGGACAAATATCTGCCATATTACACTCCTGTTGGTAGTTTTATTACCAATCTTTCTACTGCTTGAATTTTATTAGGCAAATAAAAGCTCAATTTTACGTAAACACTATTTGTGTCCATATTTGCGGCTATTGCTGCGTCCCCAGACAATTTATTTGCTTCATCTGTCACAGTAATTTCCGTAACAACTATTCTCGGTTCCCACTGAGTTACAGATGCCACAATTACTTGCCTAATTTTTTCGTATATCAATGGATCATTTTGTTCAAAAAGAAGGTTTCTAAGTGGTGTGCCGAAATTTGGCATCATCACTCTTTCACCGGGATTAGTCAAAATGAGCTGCAATATGTCCGCCTTTACAGCTTCCACGTCGTAAACGGTCGGAAGTGTTCCTAAAGGCGTTTTCTGAATAGGATAAGGACATCCCAAAAGTTCCATATTGCTCCAAAGACTATTAAATTATATTAGTTTTTAGCCTAATAAATTATATAGTGCTTTAGGTGGTATTATGATTTAAGAGCCTTTTTGAACTCTTGGATGTTCTTATACGGAGTCAACGGGGTCAAATTAAATATGCTAGCTGGAGGAGCTTCAGGACTTGCGCTAGCAAAAAACCTGTCGCTCAATACAATAAGACCTCTTGCACCATCAAAAACCAGTACAGGACATACGTTTGGCACTTTTTCGCGTGGAGGAACTTCCAGCCCGGCGGCTCTGGCTGCTTCTTCTGCATCGAGTTGTTCTTTAGTAGGCTTCTGATTGTAGTCTTTTCCTGCCAAAACCAAAGCCTTTGTGTCGCTAATGTTCAAATGCAAATTATTTTTCTGATATTTTGTTTCATTTACAATTTCAAAGTTGTTGTTTTTGACCTGAGTGACTTTATTGCCAACGCTTTCTTCATTATCGGGAATGCCAATTATTTCAGAAACACCACCGAAGGTTTCTAGTCTGTAGTCTCCGCCCGCGCGCAAGTACACATATCCATTTTGTGTTTCTCTTTCCTGTAATCTTATAATATGCGGACCTCTACTATTGCCAATTTGAGGTGATGTTATTTGGAAATATGTAGAATCGGTAGCGTGCTTTTGGGTTTCTCCGTCGTACATTTCAATCGTCGTGCCATATCCGGTTCTAATTCTGACGTAAGCTTGTTTTGCGTTATTTTCTGGCGAGCTGGCCCCATATCCTTTTCTACAAGGAATCTGCCTATCATTATTATTATCGCTCATAGTAAAAGTGTGGCCGCTGGTGCTGACCATGCTGATGCCCTGCTGTTCTGTCGCCAAGCTTGGGCATGATGGCCCTGCAGACGAATCACACAGAGTTATTGAGTTGCCCAAAGCAGAAAGCAACTGTATTCCATTAGTTTGACTCCTAGTTTGCTCTGGTGATCCTAAAAGCTCACTATCATCTAGCATAATTTGATGGCCGGTAGTGCTCCTCCAGTATGTTCTTCCTAAAAACTTATTTGTGCATCCAAATGAAAATGGCTGAGTGCTTCTTTGCCATTCCATGCCACCTTCGGGAGCCTGAACTGAATCATCCATGACAAAAGTATGGCCCGAAATGCTTAGCAACTGTATTCCTGTTTGCGGCAAATCACATTTATTATTTTGCGGTGTCTGGGGCCCTGTATATGGCCGACATTCGCTTTGCTGTTTGAAAAATGGATTCGCGCCAACCTGTGTGTTTTTGCCGGGATAATCTGGATCTCCACCAATCGTTCGACCGCCGCACACCGATGCGCCGGGTGGATCTTCCTTTTTTTCGCCAAAGAAATTTATTGTCGCGTAAGCATCCTCTATTTCGCTTACTTCGTCGTTGAAAACGTTTATTCCACCAGATGGTTCTGATGGAACAAGAACTCCATTTGCGTCGAGTGCGGTTTGCGGCGGAGGATTTACTATTCCTACTT